AACCACCACTCCCGCGCTGCTTGCTCCCAGGTTTTACCTAGAGCTTTTTTCCCTTGATCGAACGCAGGGCGTGGAACACCAGCTGGATGATGCTGTTGTCCTTGAGGGGAGACAGGGCAATCAGCTCAGAAGCTGCTGCAACAACAATCCAGAAAGCAGGGTGATGGATGAAGTCCATGGATCAACAGGATGGCGGACGTGCTTCTAGCTTAGAGACCCTTTGCTCAACGGTATTAAGGCGTGAGAAAAATTCCTTGCGGTCATCCTTAATGTCAGTATGCAGCACTTCTAGCTGTGTGGCGATGTGCTCCACTGCTGAGGTCAGCCTGATGACCGCATCACGTGCCTCATCTGACTTGCGACTAAAGCCCATTGCCCCCATGGCAGCAACGGAAATAGATGCGCCGGCCACTGCGGCGATGACTTCGATCATGGCAGCAACGGGCTACTTCTCTAGGTTAGCGACCCTGCCCTTTGCGGAGTTTTCTAGTGCCGCGCGGTTTGGAGCGCTTGCCATTACCTTGGCGCGTGAGCTTAGGCTTGCCGGCTTGATGCTGCAGAACGCCAGTGCCAGTCTTGCTGCGAACTGCCATTAGTCTTCCTCTCGTGGGTTGATTGCCACCAAACAGTAGGCAATAAAAACGCCGGCACACCAAGCACCGGCCAGGATAAATGCTGTCATCGGTAGCGATCTTGCCAATCAGAAGTATGGCACCACTGCCAGAACATGCCAGCAAGGATGAGGCAAGCCAGCAGCAGTGCCAAGGCAGTGATCAGGATGCCCACGGTACGCCAGCTGTCAAACCGCATGGCACCGTCGTACCGCCTGTGAACACCACCTTGTCGCCAGCGCTAAAGCCATGGCAATTGCACAAAAAGTTTGGCGTGCTAGTGGCAATGCTGATACTAGTCAGCGTTTGCCGGTTTTGCGTTGCACGAAATGTTCCGCTCCACGTCGCGGGGTAGATCATGGCGCTGTCAACCTTGAATCCAGTCTAGGCTTTCTGGATCCCACGTCCAATTACTACCACTGGGTTTGGGTCGAATAAAAATGTCGTGTTCTTCGTCGTAACGGAAACCATATCCAGCGTAATAACGCCTGAAATTTGCGTTGTAGCTGGTTTGCACCCATTTGCTGTCAGCACCATAAAGCTGTTTGCATAGTGCGGCCCCAAGGTCTTCACGTTCGATGCCATCTTGATCGGTGATGGCTTCGTTGCTAATTGCGACAACGCGCAAAACGCTGTTATTGACTGGATCCAGTTCTGCGAAGTGTGCCATCAGAAGGTAATGCTCCCGCTACCGGTCCATTTGTAAATGCGGTAACCGCCGGTCGTTGTAATCGTAGGGCTACCAGTTGTTGTGCTTGCTGCTGGCAGCGTGTCTGGGTAGCGGATGATCACGATACCAGAACCGCCATTGCCGCCAATGTACGAAACATCCGGAGCGCCAAGCACTTGATAGCCATTATGTCCACCAGCACCGCCGCCGCCTGTATTAGCGGTGCCAGCTTGTCCGACAGTAGATGTCCCACTGCCGCCGCCGCCAATACCGCCGGTACCAAGTGCATCGCCATCACCAGCGCCACCAGCGCCGCCGCCTGCGTAGTAAACCGTGGAACCGGTAATTGTGTTTGCTGCACCTGCACCGCCGTCACCGGCTTCATTTGAATAGCCAAATCCTCCAAACGCGGATGCACCGCCACCGCCACCGCCACTTCCATTTGAAGTGCCAACACAATTGCCTCCATTGTTTCCTTGGGAAGGCGTTACCGCAGGCACATTGCCCAAACCAGCAGTCGTAAACCAAGGTGTTGAGCCGCCGCCGCTGCCGCCATCTCTCCCGATTCCGGCACCACCAGCAGACTCAATAGAACCAAATGAAGAGGCAAAACCGTTATTACTTGTTGAGTAACCGCCTCCCGTTCCACCACCACCAACAGTGACATTTACTGTCGTGCCTAGGTTGTAGCCAACAGCAGCGCCACCAATGTTGGTGCGATAACCACCGGCACCGCCGCCACCGCCACCGCCAACAGCATTCGGTGGTGCAGAACCCCCGAAGCTACCTCCAGCCCCGCCGCCAACAACGAGATATTCGACGGCGAATACAACTCCTGGCGCACCGCCACCTACGAGCAGCTGTTGAATACTCATCAGCTCACACCTGCACCAGTGATCACAAATGTATCGGCAGCGACGCATAGCAAGGTCGCTAAACCATATTGGGCCAGTGTTCGATTGCCAGTATTCGCAGTGCCACCTTCACGCAAGGTAACGCCACTTCCTTGTGTAATCGTTTGCGACGAGCTGGAGTTGTTGTAGATCGTGACGGCATCACCCACGCTGAATACACTTGCCGGCACAGTGACGCCACCAGTTGTGATGCTGATGTGCTTGCCTGCATCTGCTGCAACAAGAGTATATGCAGCAGTCTTGGCATTTTGCGGAATACTTCGAAGGTTACCTTTGCTGTCACTGACCGTACCAGTTGTGGTGACGTTTTGAGCGCCAAAATCAGGAGTAATCTTGCTGCCGGCAATAGCAGCAGAAGCATTGATGTCAGCATTGACAATTACGCCAGTGGCAATACTTGCTACACCGGTATTGCTGATTGTTACATCACCGCTCATGGTGACGGCGGTGGCTACGTTACTGCCGTTGCCGACGAGCATTGCGCCGTTATTAAGCGATGCCAGTTTGCTAAACGCAATGGCTGCGCTAGCACTTACGTCTGCATTGATGATTGCACCAGTCGCAATTGCCGTGACACCAGCATTGTTAATTGTTACGTCACCGGTAACTGCAACTGCAGTTGGAACATTACCTGAACTGCCGACAATAATATTGCCGCTAGTCAAATTGACCAGCTTGTTTAATGCGATACTGCCTGCAAGCATTGCACTGGTAACAGTGCCGGTATCGCCAGTTGTAATGACGGTGCCGGTAACGTCTGGCAACGTAATGGTGCGATCTGCAGTCGCATCAGTAGCGGCAAGATAAGTTTCATAGGCGTTGTCTGTGCTGCCTTCAAATGCCAATGCACCAGTGGTGCCGATCAGCAGCTCACCTGTAATGGTTGCGCCACCTGCACCAATTTTTTCGGTGTCAAGCTCTGCCAGTGCAGATTGAACGTTGGTTGCTTGAATGCCGCCAACAGGAGTAAACGTAATGTTGCTGGCTTGCGTGGCACCAGTAACTGATGTGGAAACATCAATTTCCTCCCAGCTTGCACCGTTGGACAGGATCATGTCCGGTGCAGCAAGCGCTACATTGGGCGCTTCACCACTTGTAATGGTGCCGCCAACACTGACCACCAAGTAATAGCGATTATTGGCTGCGCTTGCGACTGGTAGTGGATTGCCAACGACAAGACCAATCGCCGATCCAGCAGTTGTTAGCGATGCAATTTCACCAGTACCGGAACCTGCGGAAGCATCAAAGGTGCCAGCGTAAATAATCTCACCGGCAGTAATAGTGATCGCTTGCCATGCGTTGCCGTCCCAGAGATACAAATCTCCGTTGACGCTATCAAAGAAATACTGCCCAGTAAATTCTGCAACCGGAAAGGTAACAACACCTTCAGTGCTAAACGAACCACCAAACTGTGTGATCGAAGAGTTGGCAAGTTTGGCGCCGGTAACAGCATCATTTGCAATGCGATCTGTTGGCAGCTCACCGGATGTAACTTTTGCTGCGTCAATTTCGGGAATATCTGCAACAACAAGAGTGTCGCCTGTTGTTATGTGCCCTTCAGCGTCAACAACAACCTTTGTGTAGGTGCCAGCAGCAACACTATTGGTGTGATTGATTTGGCCTTCTGCTGTGACCGTCAAGCCACTGCCAGGAAACATTGCGCCTAAAGCGCTGACTGTAGCTGTAGGTAGATCAGATGCTTGTAGTAAGCGGCCTGCAGTTACAAGGCCGTTGGCGTCATATTGAACGACGTGGTTTTCAGTTGTGTTAGCAGCAACGGTGTTATCAATTTGAATTTGATCACCACTTAGCGTCAGTCCGTCACCGTTGACTTGAACCGCACCTTTAGTTGCAGTTGTTGCGGTCGGAAGGTCGGCGCCTGTAATCGTGCGATAACTAACTGCACCAGCTGTACCGCTTGGTCCTGCCAGAAATTCACCGGCTGCTGTGGTGTCATCCAGTGATGTGCTGATTGTGACCGTTGAGCCAACAGTGCTGACTTCAATGTTGATCGGACCAGCAGAACTGCCAACAACTGTGTTGACATTGCCCGATGCCTTAAACGTTGCCCATGTGCTGCCGTTCCAGATGTAAGCAGTATTGCCTGCAGTTTCAACTGCAATTTGACCGACAAAATCACCAGACGGCGGCAGCGCCGCAACAATCTTGGCGCTACTGTCATTAGCAAGTTTGTCGCCAGTGATGCCGTTGCTAAGCAGCTTTGATGCTGTTATCGTGCCGTCTTCTACTGCTGAACCAGGAACCGTATTGGCGGCAAACAGAATTTTGCCGCTCGGAATCGTGTCGTCAGCCAGCAGCGTGACAGCGTTACCGACAAAATCCGTAACGGTGATCTTGCGAGACTCGCTAGCGCTTACATCAGCAACAGGGAGAAAATCACCAGCAGCAAGGTTGGCGCCCGCTAGCGTTTGCAGTTCGCTGATGCGGAGGTCTGCCACGGTGCTACGTCTGAATCTGTAAGTCCATCTTAGGGCGCATCCTCACCTTCCAAAAGCATGTACCCACCTTGCTCCAACAGGATTGGATCACCGGCTTCTTGTAGTAGACGGCTAGGAGAGGTTGTTCTTGCCCGTAATTTGATCGGACCTGTAGCTACAAAATCAATTGTAGAAAGGATGATGTCGCCCGGCGCAAAGCTTGTGGCGCTTGCAGTTACGAGTGCATCAAATTCCCACCACAATGCGTCATTGACTTGTGTCGCTGAAAAACCGCCGCCTGCTGCGTCAGTGTCTGTGCTTTTGATGTAAAGCTTGGCGCGAAAGCCAGAGCCAATTTCTGTACGCAGTACCAATTGCATCAAATAATGAATTGGCTCTGCGCCTGCATTATTGACGTAATCCCACTGAGCGGTGACGCGACCGGATCCAGTGATCAAACTGCTGTACTGCTGCCTGTACTGATCGCTTAATGCTGTGATGTCTACTGTTTCACGATTTGTGTTTAATTCATAATCTGTAACACAAGCTAGCAAGCGACCGCCACGATCGCGCACTTGCACACTGATCGGAATATCTCGAGCAATTTCCGTGAGTGGAATCAGCCCGGCAGTGCTGCCCTCGAGGCTGTCGTCAAAGTTGTTGTACAGGCGGATGCCGCCCAACTCATCAATAAAAACAAACCAGTTGCCGCTGGTTTGAACTGCGCCGTCATCCCAGCCGCTGGTTGCAACAAAATCAAGGTTGGTGCCATCAGTGGTCGTGATTTCAATTAAATCTCCACTTATCAGGCAGCCTTCCTCGAAATCAAAAGAAAAGCGATCACGGCTGGCATTTACGTCCGAAGGATTGACGACGCTTTCCAGTACGTCATCAAGGGCCTTACGGGCAATTTCAATGTTGCCGATATTACCGAGGTAAACGCTCATTAGATCGTCACCTCAGACAATGCGCCAGTTCCTTGGAAACTGATCTGCGCAGAGCTCACTTCACCAACACTGGCACCAAAACTAACGCTGGTGATATAAGCCGTCAGCCGCACGTCATGATTGGCATTGCCTTCCACCAAGCGCAGGCGTAAATCAACAGTATCGCTGTCGGTCACACCAGCAATTTTCAAAACCTTCTTCAGCGCAACAGCAGCATCGTTGCGCCCGGTGCCATCGTTGTAATACAGCAGTGTTGCGCTGCCGCTAAATTCCTGCACCCCAGGTACATAGGTGCGTTGGCTGTCGCCAAGGCTGGTGGTTTCAAGCGTTTCAAGATTGCCGGTCATCGACCAGTTGGTTACCTTGACCTGCTCCAAACCATCGAGCAGCAGGCGTCCATCGCGTCCGGTATAGATCTTTGCCATCAGAGGACACCCACCAGTTTTACTGTAACGCTACTGATACCAGGCCGCACTGACGCAATCGCAGGTGGCTGCTCGTATCGCCATTTATTGCCGGTCGCTGCATCAATAGCAGAAGCACTGCCGGTCCAGCCAGTGCGAAATGCAGCCGGCAAGGTAAAGCTGTTGAAACCGCCTTTTGTCTCGTCGTAATGGGCTATGAAGTCGTCGGCTTGTGTATCGGCGATATTGTCGTAGGACAGGTCCAAGGTCATGCCGGTGCGCTTGTCGCCGTACAGGATGCGGATCTCCTTGCCGCTTT